GTTTATCTAAGTTACATCTAGCTATATATCCCATGTCAAAGTTTAGATCACGACACAAAGCTGCAATGTACCACAGGCAGTCACCTACCTCTGCAGCTACATCTTCTCTGTCAAACTTTCCATCCCTTAACATCTTCTTTACTTTGTTGGCTACTTCACCTGCTTCACCTGCGAGTCCTAATGCAGGGTAAACTATCTTGTGTTCTTCAGGATAGATAGCAGTCTTACGTGCTTCTATTTGATAGTCACCGAATGTCATTTCGTACATATCTTTCCATGCATTTATATCATCTGCTGTTATCATTTGTGAAACTCCATGTATCGTTTACGTAGTCTATTAAGATACCATATAGCCTTATCAATATCTTCTAATCCATTTTTATATTCATGTCTCCATAAATACTTTAGTACATTTGCTGCGTGTGGTGCTGTCTTACCAGACATACTTTCTGTCATGGCTTCAATAGCATCAATGCATTCTATACCTGCTTGGTTATAATGAATAGGTTTGTTTACTGGATCAATAGTATCTTCAATTGTAATTGTTGTTAGTTTTGGATCTACCTTCATGCGCTACCTTTCGTTTTTGTCCATCTATTAAGTGTGTATACATTACCATCCCTTATAACATCAAGAGGTTCTTCATCTTCTAGCTCCAATTCCATTAAATAATTACGATGTTCCTCTACTAAATCATACACTTCAGGGTTATCTGTTGCCACATCAAGAAAAGCTGACATCATAGTAGCAACGTTCAGCATCTGTGCTTGAATCTTAGGAGGTAATACTGATTCTGTTGATGCAACTAATTCTATATCTACCTCACCCTTCCAATCTTCACCAAAGTCTTTTGGGCGTATAACTATAGCTAATTCATCATCTCCAATATCGTGTGTCATTATACTTTCCTTTTTGTTTTTAACTCTACTCGTTTTATTGTAATCTCTTTACCTTTTTCTTTTAGCCACTCTTCAGGTATAACACGATGCGCCCACTGAAACTTGTGCTGTTCACACCAATGACAATATCTAGACTTAGCACCCTTGTATAGCTTGGCGTTTGCGTTGCTGAATACAAACCTTATATCTAACTCAGGGTGCTGCCTCTTTATCTCACGATGCTTACGTCTATCTGCGCTATCGAAGATACCTTTAGTCTCAATGATAATACCATTGTCCAATACGAAGTCAGGTGTGTAGGTACGATACTTTAAATCTTCCCACTCCACCTTTAATACTTCGTATCTGACTTTACTCTGTCGAGGCTTTAGATATGCAGCAACTTCTTTTTCAAGACCACTACGATAAGTCTTTCTATGCTTCCTCTTTGGATTCATCTTGATTTTCTGTAATTACTCTTGACAGAATTTCAACTCTATCCTTCAATAGCTGTAGATTATAAGAAAGTCTTTGGTTCTCACCATTGCAAAAAACTATTTCATTATATGCTTTTATTTGATCTTCGTTGAAGTCATCTGTGTAATATTCTTTTTCATTTATTGTTATTTTAGCCATGTTAATCCTTTACTCATTTAATAATACATAGTCTACCATTGGTGGGTTTGCAGCGTTTGACTTTACAGCTTCACGAGTCTGCAAGTTAGGCCAACACTTATGCTTGTAAGAACAGAACCCACATTCAGATCCCAGCTTTAAGTTACCAGTTAGCTTACGGTAATGTGTCTCTGGCACTGGCTCAAAGCAACGCTCAAAGGGTTTGTCCTCGTTGATGTAGCCTACCGTATCTTCAATGTTTTCTAGCACTTCAGATTTGTCTATAGAGTTAGCATCAACATATTTAAACTCACCGTTTGCTTTGTTTACCACCCACCAACCACCTACATCTAATCCTGCAGCTTCAGCATAGCCTACTAGTTGAGCTACGTAACCAAAGCTATCACTCTTAGCTAGTGTTTCAAGTGTGTTGAACTTGTTCTTGTATGACCAAGGTGAAGCTGACTTAACATCATCTACCTTACCATCAAGGACCATATCGTACTCACCTTTTACTTCTGTGCCATCCTTTAATTTAAGGGTAACACTATCATTGTCTTTGAAGTCTACCTCTGCAGCACGAAGAAGACCCTTGAACACTGCTTCCACAATGTCACCTATGATCATGTTGATCAAGAAGTGTGGTGGTAGTGGTGTCTTATCTTCAGGGTCATTCTTATCAAACCATAGCTGACAAGTAGGACGCCCAATGTTGGACATCCTTAATCTAAACTTGTCACGAGGTCCACTACTGAACTGCTTCTCTAGTGCAGCTCAACATCAGAAGCGACTTGCTTACGAATGTCGTCAGCCATACTTGTTTCACCTTTGACAGCTTTGCTGAGGTACTCAAATACTGCCAGTTCAGCAGGGTGGTTCATTAATCTGCCTCTTCTACGTTGACGAACTGTGTAACAAGTTCTGCATCATCATCAGATATAGACTCTTTATTCTTTTCATCCCACTGCTCAAGAATATAAGAGTTAACCGTAGTGATGTAAGCCAAGAAGTTATGTAATATCTCTTGGTCTTTTTGTTCTAACTCTACCTTGTCACCTGCAGCTAAAGTCATAACAGCAAAGTTGTTACCTGTTTTGGAGTCTATTATATTAGAACCTAACTTGAATGTACATTGAATAGGCAGTATATTCTTACGCCCTAATGTATTAACCGCTAGATCTAAAGACTTTATACTTGATGGAGGTACTTCAAAGTAGAAAGGCATAGCAGTAATATCGTCTACTGGATTACCTGCTTCATCCGTAACACCTGATGCAGTCAACTCACCAAAGAGAATCTTCTTACGCTTGATGCTACGAATCAGATCCTTAGTTTTTTCAGGAACACTATCCCAATCTTCGATGTAACCTGATGGTCTACCAAGATTAAAAGTACCAGCATTATCTTTAAGATCCCCTTTAAGATCGTTAGCCATGACAGTCTTCATCATCACCTCGTCTTTGGAATCCCACTTAGACCATTGCTGTCTGATTGCAAAGATACGTATGGTAGGACTAGTTGCATAAACAACATCGTCTTCACCTCTTGTAATCTTGTATGATCCTGAAGGTACAACTTCAGTCTTTATAGGTTTGCCGTTTACCTCAATCTCACCCATGATTCCTGTGTGCATTAAGTTTACTCTATTTAAAGTAGATGTCTTTCTCTCACCGCCACCGCTTTGAGGAGTTACACCCACTGCCTCTGCAAGAGACATACCTAAATCGTTTTGTATTGCTAGTTCTGTATTCATTGTTTTACTTACTTTCTTTCAAAGTTAAAGATGGTTAGTTATACTCTAAACATCAATTGTGTCAAGCCAATTCTTACCGATTTTGGCTTCTAATAATAGAGGCACATTCATTTCTATATCGTATGCGTCTTTTATGACACAGTTTAGATTAGCGTTGATAGTCTCAACAATAGTCAAGACTTTTTTTACTTCGTCAGGGTGTACATCTATCACCATAGAATCGTGTACAGTGTTGACTAAGCATGACTGTAGAGGTTCAAGCAATCGCTCAAACTCTAGTAATACCACAGGCACTATGTCACCTGTAGCAAATCCTTGGACAGGATAATTCTTTATCATAGTAAAGTGTGACACACTACCATTACTCCTACGAGTTACATCGGGGAATGCATACTGTCTGCCACTCACGTTAGTGATCTTGAGAAACCTCATGGCTTCGTCACCTAACCTCTTGTGCCACTTAGCTACACCCTTGTACTTCTGCGTAAAGTGTTCGTAGTATGCAGCCACAGCCTTTGGTCTACCGTATCCAGTAGCTCCAAAGAGAGGGGCGAATGTATGCTCCTTTGCTGCCTGACGCTGTGTAGGTTGCCCTGCATCACTGATAACCTTTGCCGTGTAGGAGTGTACATCAAATCCTGTATTGATCTCCTCCATTGCTGTGCTGTCCTGTGAGAGGAATGCAGCAACTCTAAACTCCAATTGAGCAAAGTCACACTCACATATTTGTCCACCCTCCCATCGTGATATGAACACACGTTTTACTGGAAAGGTTCCTCCTCTTGG